AGCAAATTTTTACTTCCACAATTCAACGGTTTGAACATTAACAGGCGAGATTGAGGGCTTGATTTAAGCCGCGCGTAGAAGAGCGCCAGGCGAGCGCAGGGACGGGCAAGAGGCGCGCGGTGGACGGCCGGGAGGGCCGACAATGCCGGCACGCAGGAAACCGACGGTGCTACTCGAGGCGAGCGGCGCTTTCGACCACAATCCGGCCAGGCGCCGCGAACGTGAGGGCGAGCCCGTGCCCGAGGGGCCGCTCGGCGAGCCGCCGGCGAAGTGGCTCGAGCAGGCCGCGGCGGGCAATCCGAAGTATGCGAAATATGTCGAGATTTGGTATCGGTTCGCGGCGCAAGCATCGTTCGGCGTACTCAGTTCGATGGACCGAAGTTTTATCAAGCAGGCCGTCGACCTTGAATACAGACTCGACCGCGCGATGGATGGATATGGGCCGCCCTTAACGGCCGGCGAGCAGGCGGCTTTTAACAAGTGCTTAGTTCAAATGGGTTGTGTTCCGAGCGAGCGTTCACGTGTCAAGGGACAAACAAAGACAGCCGAGGCCGCCGGCGACTGGGCCGAGCTCGCCGCCGAGCAGCAAGACAAACGGACGCCCGTCAATTAGTGCGCCGCGCGACTACGCGGCGATTTCGAATCAATACGCGCGCGACGTTCTGGCTGGCCGCATCGTCGCGTGTAAGTGGATTCACCTGGCATGCAAGCGGCATCTTGACGACCTGGCGCGTGAGCGGGCGCCCGAATATCCGTATCGGTTCGACGCCGGCCGGGCGGCGAAGGCCTGCAGGTTCATTGAGCTTTTGCCGCATGTCAAAGGGCAATGGGCCAGGCCGACGCCGGGCGCGTCCAACCGGATCCGGCTCGAGCCGTGGCAAGTTTTCAAAACCGCGGCGATTTTCGGATGGGTTGAAAAGGCGAGCGGCTTTCGCCGCTTTCGCCGCGTGTACGAATGCGTCGCGCGCAAGAATGCAAAGAGTACATGGGCCGCGGCCGTCGGCCTGTTCATGTTTGCGTTTGATGGGGAGTTTGGCGCCGAGGTTTATTCCGGCGCGACGACCGAAAAGCAGGCCTGGGAAGTATTTCGGCCGGCGTGGTTGATGGCGCAGAAAACGCCCGAATTGCAACAGTATTTCGGCGTGATTGTGAACGCCAAAAATTTACTTATCGAATCCGATTACTCACGCTTCGAGCCCGTCATCGGAAAGCCGGGCGACGGCGCGAGCCCGAGTTGTGCAATTATCGACGAGTATCACGAACATCTGACGCCCGAGCTATTAGAGACAATGGAAACCGGCATGGGCGCCCGGCAACAGCCGCTCGTGCTCGTGATCACAACCGCGGGCTCGCTTATCGAGGGGCCGTGTTACGTGATGCAACAAGAGGCGCAACAGGTTCTCGAGGGCACGCTCGACAACGATCGATTTTTCGTGCTCATTTTTACGCTCGATTCCGAGGATGAATGGAAGACGGACGAGGGCATATTCAAGGCGAATCCCAACGCCGGCGTTTCCGTTTCACTCGAGTTTCTACACGCGCAACAGCGCGAGGCGATGCAATCGGCGCACAAGCAAAGCATTGTCAAAACGAAACACTTCGATTGTTGGGTCAACGCCCGCCACGCGTGGATGAATATGGAAGCCTGGCGGCGATGCGGCGACGCGAGTTTACGGCTTGAGGATTTTCGCCGCGAGCTCAGTTTCGAGGGCGCCGACCTGGCCGCAAAAATCGATCTGGCGAGCCGATGCAAGGTTTTTATTCGCGACGAGGATGGGTTGCGGCACTATTACGCGTTTCCTCGTTCATACGTGCCGCGCGATCGGGCGCTCGACACGCGTCACCCACATTACGAAAAGTGGGTACATTCGGGCGCTTTGATTGCGCACGAGGGGCCAGAGATTCAATTGCCGAAAATTCAACGCGAGATTGAGGGGGAGCTCGAGGTTTTCAATTTTGCGTGTATCGCGTTTGACCCGTGGTCGGCGCTGCAGATGCAACAGGAGCTCGCCGCGAAAACTGGCTCGGACGTTGTGATTTCGATTCCGCAAACGGTTCAATATCTCTCGCCGGCCATGAAAGAGCTCGAGGCCGCAGTACTCTCGGGCCGCTTTCACCATGATGCAAATCCGGTTCTTACCTGGGCGATTTCAAACGTGATGGTGCGCGAGGATGCGAACGAGAATATTTTCCCGCGCAAGGAGACGACCGGCGCCGGGATGCAAAAAATAGATCCGGCGAGTGCGCTCTTTAATGCCATGAATCGCGCGATGGTGGGCAATCCGACCGAGGCCGCGGCCGACTGTTTTTTCCTGACCTAACAAGCGAGGCGAGCGAATGAATCTATTTACCCGAGTGCGATCGGCATGGACGAGCGCGCGCGCGAGCCTTGAAAATCCAAGCGTACCGCTTTCACTCGCGGCTTTCCTGGGGTGGCTCGGCGCCGGCGAGCCGACCGCGAGCGGCGAGATTATCAACGTTGCGAGCGCGATGCAAATTACGACGGTTTATCGTTGTGTGCGCCTGCTCGCCGAGAGCGTCGCCAGTTTGCCGCTTGTCATTTATGCGTCGAAAGAAAACGGCGGCCGGGTGCGGGTCGACCATGATCTAACGTGGATCCTGGCCAGCGAGCCGAACGACGAGATGAGCGCGGCGGCCTTTTGGGAAGCCTTCACGGGGAACATGGCCGCGGCCGGCAATGGGTATGCCGAGATAATTCGCGACCGCGGCGGCAATGCGCGCGGGCTCTATCCTTTGAGCTCGGGGATTACGTCGCCGCGGCGAAACTCGCGTACGGGCGCGCTCGAATACGTGACGTCGAGCGGCCTGGGGTCGGGCGTCGAGCGGGTCATTTCGAAAGAAAACATGATCCATTGCCCGTTAGTCGGCTTTGACGGGCTCAAGGGTTTTAATCCGATTACGCTCGCGCGGCAAATGCTCGGCCTGGCGCGTGCAACGGAAAAATTCGGAAGCAAGTTTTTTGGCAACGGCGCTTTCCCGAGCGGCATTATTACGCCGGATCCGGCCGCGGGTTCGATTGTGACCGACAAGCAAAAAGCGGATTTGAAAGAATCCTGGGAGAGAAATTACGGCGGCGACAATCAACGCCGCGTCGCGGTTCTTACGGCGCCGTGGAAATGGCAGGCGCTCGGTATCTCTCCCGAGGATTCGCAGTTTCTCGGCACGCAGCAATTTACGCGCTCGCAAATCGCCGGCCTGTTCGGCGTCGCGCCGCATAAAGTCGGCGATACGACGCGGTTGTCGAATAACAATCACGAACAAGAATCGCTTGCGTTTGTAACCGATACTCTGCGCCCGTATTTGAACCGCATCGAGCAGGAGCTCGAGCGGAAGTTACTCCCACGCTCGGGGCCGAATGCGTACACGTATCAAATCGAATTCGATGTGAGTGAGCGGTTGCGCGGCGATTTTGTCACGACGCAAGAGGGCATGGCGCTCGGGCGTCAATGGGGTTGGCTTTCAGCAAATGATGTTCGTCGACAATTAGGTTTGAATCCGCTCGGCGCCGAGGGCGACGTTTATCTTTCGCCGTTGAATATGGTCAACGCCAAGCAGGCCGCCGCGGATCCGCCGCCGCCGGCGCAGGCGCCGGCGCCCGTGCCCGCGGCTGGCCAGGCCGCCGCCGAGCTCGAGCTCGAGGGCGCGACCGATCACGAGGGCCGTATGCTCGGCCTTTACGCCGCGCAGCATGCCGCCGGATTCGTGCGCGCCTTTCAGGCCGCCGAGGGTGAGCCCGAGCGGTTGCGCGCCGGCCTGGCGCCCGTAGTCGCCGGCCTGGCCGATACTGCAGCGCGGGAAATGCCGTTTGTGTTCTGGCCGGATGAGACGCAAAAACATATCGCCGCCGACGCGCTCGAGGGCATCTTGCGGCGTATGCGGCGCGCCGGCGCACGCTTTGAGTTGAGCGAGCAATTGTGTCGCGGAGAATTCCGGCGTTTGGTTCGCGCCATTCACATTCAGACCGCGCGCGAGGGCGCGGCCATTCAAGCCGAACATGAGGTACATGGAGGGGAGTTCGCGTTATGAAAACAACACTCGAAAGGCGATTCTTTGCGGGCGGCGAATTGCGGGCCGCCGCGGCGGGCACGACGCCCGGCATTGCCGGCCTGGCGGCCGTGTATTCGCAGCAATACGACACGGGATGGTTTATTGAGTCGATTGCGCCGGGCGCCTTTACGCGGGCTCTCAATGAACAACAGGATGTGCGATGCCTGTTCAATCACGATGTAAATAACGTTCTGGCGCGCACCAAAAACGGAACCTTACGGCTCGCCGATTCAACCGCGGGCTTGAAATTCGAGGCCGACACGGATCCGGCGACGAGCGTCGGGCGTGACGTGCCGGCCATGATCAGCCGCGGCGACGTCGACGGTTGCTCGTTTTCGTTTAACGTGCGCTCGGCATCCTGGCGCGACGAGTACGACGCCAACGGGAATTATCAGCAAAGTTACCGGACAATCGAGGACGTCGACCTTTACGACGTGGGGCCGGTGACCTTTCCGGCATACACGGCGACGAGCGTCGACGTCACGGGGCCGGATCCAGACACGGAGCCCGATCCAGACGCGGCGCGGGCGGGTCGGGCGCGGTTGTGGCCGGCCGGGATGCCTGCCGACGTGCGCCGGCATGCGCTCGAGGTAGAGACACGCCAGGCGGGCCGCCGGCGGGCCGCTCTCGGGGGTCTAGCAACGGCGCTAGATCCGGCGCCAGGCCGCCGCGCTCGGTCAGGAGCTCGGCCAGGCGCCGGCCGCGGCGCCGATAGCGCCGAGCCTGGGTATTGCGTTTGCGATTGCGAGCAGTGTCTCGCCGGCGATTGCTCGACCTGCTCGCACGTCGATTGCGATTGCATGGATTGCCTATGCGATGCGGCGCAGGGGTTGCGCGCGCTTCGCTTGCGGGCACGGGCGGCCGTTGCCGCCGCGGCTTAATTTTGCTCGAAACTCCTGCGCGCTCTCGCGGCGCCGCTTTCACTAGTGAGCGGGTGGTTTCTCTTTGCCTTTGGCCTTAAAGGCCTGGGGCACAACTTTTCGAAACCGATCGACAAACACGCGAGAGCGAAAGGAAACTTTTATGGCAATTCAGGATTTGAAACTTCGCCGCGGGCAATGTGGCACGCAGGCACAGAAACTTTTGACGGCGCCGGCGTGCACGGCCGAGCAGCGGGCCGAGGCGACGCGGCTACTCGACGAGGCCGACGCGTTAACCGAGCAAATTACCCTGCTCGAGCGGGCCGACCACTGGCGCGAGATTCCGTCGACGCCGCGGCCGGCGCCGGGCGCCGATCACGTCGACGACGACGAGCGCGAGGCGAACGGGCGCATGACGCAATATCGCAATGCGTTCGAGGTATACATGCGCGGCGGCGAGAGAAGCCTTCGCGACAATGAGCGCGCCTTGCTCGCAAGCGGGCAAAGGAAACTCGATCACAATCCGATTTTGATCGGCGGCGAAAAACGCGATATCACTATCGGCGGCACGGGTAATTACATCGTGCCGCAGGAGTTTTACAACGAATTGATTGCGGCGCAAAAGTACATCGGCGCGCTATACGGCAATGTCAAGAAAAAGACCACGCCGGGCAACGGGGCGCCGATGAAAATCGGTTACGAAAACGACACGGCGAACACGGTTGTCGTAGTCGCCGAAAATACGCCGGTAACCGAGGCCGACCCTTTGTTTTCGGGAATCATTCAATCAACCGACACGCTCGCGACCATGATCAAGGTGAGCCGCCAGGAGCTCGCCGACTCAGGTTTTGATTTGCCGGCATTGTTTCGCGATCGGCTCGGCAAGCGGTTTTTGCGCGGCCTGGAAAATTTCATCGCGAACGGCGACACGGCGAACATTGCGGCGCTCACAACTGGCACAACCGTGTTTGCGACGACCGCGGCGGCGACCGGGCCGACTTATCCCGATTACGTCGCGACGCAAGCCTTGCTCGACGTGGCATACGAGCCGGCCGCGGCCTGGTACATGAACAAGGCGACTCGCAATTACACGATGGGGTTGCTCGACACGCTCAATCGGCCGCTTTTCCTTCCGAATCCTCAAACCGGGATGCTCGATCAGATTCTCGGTTTCCCGATTCGGCTCACGTCCTATTTGCCGAGCGCGGCCGTCGCCGCGAATTACGGGATCATTTACGGCGACCTCGAGGAACAGTATTTGCTACGCAATGACGGGGAAATGACCATGCAGCGGCTCGACGAGCGGTACGCCGATCAGTTGATGGTTGGATTCCTGGCTTACATGCGCGCTGGCGGCAACGTGACCGATGCGGGCACGCATCCTTGTGTCGGTTTGAAAACTCACGCTTAACTTTTAACCGAGCGCGGCGCCGCTTCCGATGCGCCCAAACCTGGCGCCGCGCCTTTTTTTGGTGAACATGTGCGATTGATTGCGATTCAAAATTTCCACCCGCAGGATTTGAACCTGGCGCGACCGATCCGGCCAGGCGAGGCGCTTGAGGTTTCAGACGAGCTCGGGCGCGAGTGGCTCGCGTTGGGGTTTGTGCGCCTGGCGCCGCCGCCCGACGAGGATGCGATACGCCGGCCAGGTGAAAATGCGACCGCGGCGCCGCCCGAGGAAAAGGCAGTATTGCGGCCGCGCGAAAGTGCCGCGCGCAGGAGACGTTAGACAATGCTCAACGCCCGCCCGATAACCGCGCCGCTTTTCGAGCCCGTAACACTGGCGCTCGCAAAGCAACAATGTCGCGTGTCGCCGACGTTTACCGACGACGATGCGCTTATCGCGACTTATATCGGCTCGGCGCGCAACTACGTCGAGAACAAAATTCAGGGCTCGTTATTCAATCGCACCTGGGCGCGAACGATCGACAATTTTCCCCTGGCGGCGAACTACGACACGACGATTTCGCCGGCCGACCGAATCGGGTGGCCGGTTGCGTCGCAAATCGCGAATCGGGTTGTGATCGATTTACCTGGCGGCCAGGCGAGGAAAATCAATTCAATTTCATATCTCGACGGCAACACGTTTACCGTGCAGACTCTCGACCCTTCGCTCTATCAGGCCGATTTGTCTAGCGTGCCGGCGCGACTCCAGCCGCTCAATTATTACTGGCCGTGGCAAGGGCAATTTATGCCCGGCTCGGTTCGAATCAACTATGAAATTGCAAATTTTGTTTCGGCCGTTATCGGCGAGGCCTTTATCGTGCCGCCGGCGTCGGGCGCGACGTCGACGTATGCATTGAAAGAACCTTGGGCGACCGGGCTCGAGCAACTTGTCGACGGAACGGGCGCCGCGGTTCAAGGCGCCGTGCTCGCGACCGATGCGACAACCGGCGCCAGTACCTTAACACTGCCAGGCGCGCTCGCCGGCCAGGCCTTGACGGTCGATTATGACGTCGAAGATTTGCCCGCGGATATCACCCACGCGATGCTTTTTTTGATTGCGCATGCTTATCGGAATCCCGAGGCGACGACCGATCTAAAACTTACAAACGTGCCGTTCTCGGTCGATTGCCTGCTCGGGCCGCATGTCATTACCTGGGGTGATTTCCGGCCGTGTTGAGATCGATCACAAATCCGTCGATCGGCTCGGGCGAGCTCGCGCACCTGATAGAGATTCAAAAGCCGCGCACGGCGCCCGGCGACACGTTCGGCCAGTCGATCACGCCGGCCATTTACGACACGGTGTTAACCGTGCGCGCGGCAATCGAGGCCATGAGCGGCGCCGAGCGAAACGAAATGGGGCAACTTGTCTCGGAGATTTCGCACAAGGTAACGATTCGCTGGACGCCGACATTTGTTGGCGCAAACTTTCGCGTGCTCTGGGGCACGCGCGTTTTCACCGTGCAGGCCGTAACTAATGCGCTCGAGCGCAACCGCATTCTTGAGCTCACTTGCATCGAGGTAAACCCGCAATGATGCAAGAGGGGCTCGCGGCTCTACTCGAGAACGATGCGGGCGTCGCGGCGATTGTGGCCGGCCGCATCTTTGCGATTCAGGCGCCGCCGCAAGGCGAGGTTTATCCCTGTCTCGTTTACAAGTGCGTCGGCGGCGAGGGCGCGGCCATTTTCGAAGATGGCGCCGGGCCGATCAGGCAGCGGATCGAGGTAACGGCATACTCGGCCGACGGCGGCGAGGCGATGCGTTTACGCTATGCGGCAACCGTCGCGCTCAAGCAATGGCGGCATGAGACATTGAGCGACGGGACGTTTATCGATACGTGTAACTTGCTCAATCCTGGCTTGGATATCGAGCCGGGCTCGACGCGCTATTTCTCTTGCATGTGTGAGTTTTACGTGTTTTTTAACATGCCAATTTAACCGAAGGGAGCAAAAGCAAATGGCGGAACCAAAGGTTGCAGGATATACGGGAACAAAAGCGCAAACCGGCGCGGGAACAATGATTGCAATCGGCACGGCGCCAGGCACGATCTTAGGCGAAGTGTCCGACCTACCATTGAACCGGCCGAAGTGGGCAACCGCAAACGTTACTAACTTCGAATCAGGCAAAGATGCCGAATACATCGGCACGGTTCGCGAGGGCGCGACTGTGAACATCAAAGGCAACCGCGTGAGTGCGGACGCCGGCCAGGTGGCCGCGGAGACGGCGTATCAGGCGGGCACGGCGACGCCGTTTCTTGCGACTCTGCCAAAGACGGCCGGGCAATCGGTGGCCGGCGACACGATTACGTTTTCGGCAATCGTGCTTTCGTTCGACCTTTCCGTTTCGCCAACTAAACAAGTCGAATTCTCGATGGATTTGCAAGTATCGGGACCGAGCGCGATAGCGGTTGGATCCTGAGTCTCGCCGCCGCTTTTGTTTCCTGGGGCCG